GACTAAAGATAAAAATTATATACGTATAATTTTTGTCTCTCTAGCTTCGCTAGTTCGCTACCGACACCAATCCAGGTGCATCGCCATTGTCCTCTCCCTTCGGGGCAGCGTTGGCTTGCCAGTGCTCGGTCACCAGTGCCACCAAACGGCCTGGGGCTCGCTGGGCTCTCCTCGTCTTCGCTGTGTGTCTAGGGCGGGATTACTCAGTTACCAGAGCCACCACACGGCCTGGGGTTCGCTGAGCTCCCTTCCTCGTCACGAGACCGATAGTGGTTTTCGCACTATTCTCTCTCTTCTCTGTTTTGTTCCTCTGGCCCTCTACCAACTCTATAGACAGCTCGGATTACTGTAGGGTTAAGCTGTACCGGTCTGCACCGCCCGTCAGCGGACACGTTATCCAGCATAGCACTCCTTGCACCGAGCCTAGGTAGGATAAAACCCCCTACCGGGTCACTCTTAAGGCGTTTCCTGCACGGGATAGCCACTAGTGACTAGGTGTAAGTGATCTGATCTGGACGTATCGTGTTGCGCAAGTACAGCACCCATAGGAGCGTGCAATCCTATTCTGCAGCTCCGCGCCTGATATAGTTTTGAGATGGCTAAGAACAAGGAAAAGCGCAGTCCCATTGCACTGCCTGAGGTCGTGCCTCCTCCATTGCAGCTCTTTATCTTTGTCGCTGCAGCCGAGGAAGGGCATCCCAATAACACCACCTACTTGGCTAATTATAACCTGTTCACCACTAAGGCTCCGCCCGGTGTGCAGGCTATAAAGCCCGGAATATCACTTACTGACTTTGAGGCTATCTTGGGAGCACAACCCACTCTGCGAGCCATTCGCAATCTGGTTTGTGAGCGCAACCCCGGTTGGGCCACCTCCAAGGATGAGTTTTACCTCAAGGCTAAAACTCTCTCTTTTTCTGATCCGGTTCTCAGGGCCATGGTTCGCTATGCCCCTCCCAGGATTTCAGCACTTGCATCATTGGCTCTCTTTGACCGGCTGGTTAAGATTGAGCACGATGATCTCCTCCAAGTCGCCCGCGATGTTGCTATCAAGTTGGCCTTCGAGGGTAAAATTGGTACTACTCTGGCTGATGCCAAGTATGTAACACTTATGCACAAGGACTCCTATTTGACTCTCAATGTGGATGTACTTGGTGCCCCTTTCACCTCAACAGTTCTCGCCCAAGCGAGTCCTGTCAATGCTGCCATGAAGTTTCTGAATTTCTACCTATACCCTTCCTCGACGGCTGTTGAGCAAGGCGGTAGACTTCTCCCCGTGGCTTGCAAGACTGTTCCAGTCTTCATCAAGGGTAAACCCCTCCAGGAGGACTGTAACCTGATCCCCGACTACCAGCAGCTGGTCGTGTGCCAGGTTGAAGGTGTCGAGGCCTTTATTGATGGCATTTCCTATGTTAAGACGGACTCTGTACCACCCACCTATTACCCCCGTGTAAAGGGTGGTGCGCTTTTGGTCCCACTTAAACCTCAGGGAACTGCCTCAAAGAAACTCAATGTAGTCTTCCACACTGAACCATCGGATGTGCTGATGGCATTTGTACAATTACAGCAATTTCTCAGTCGCACGGACCAATCCTGGATCGAGGTGACTGACGCGCAGGCATATGATGTTTCTCCTAATGTCACTGTACGTGTAGGAGTTTCTAAGCCTGGCGATATTGTTGTTGCAACTGAGGAAGAGTACCTCAACTGCTTTAATGACCCAACTGTGGCTGAGCTCTACAAGCTCTTTCGCACTGAGTCTTGGGCAAGATTAGAGCGCAAATTTGCTGGCCTTAAGGTCCGCATTTCTGCCGCTCTCTCTGATTTTATAAGCTTTTTGCAGGCTCTTGCGGATCGCTTTAAACCACTCTATAATATTGTTGGCACCATCATCCACAAGCTCCAGAGCCTGTCCCTTGATGTTGCTGCCCGCATTACCGGCGTTCGATTGGTTTACCGCGCCGGTCAGCTTATTGTGGACGCTGCATCTGCTGTTGCAGCCGCAATACAGCCTCTCTGTGACTTTTGTCTGCCCTTCCTCAAGAAGGTTGCAGATTTTGCCACCTATGCAACCGGTGAGTATATGCTTATGTTCACTAGTGCAGGCACCTTTATTCTTAAGAAAGTACCAGCTAAGATACTCAATAAGGTTAAGTACATCTTTGATGTTAACCCTGAGTATCCGGTTGATGTTACTACAAATAAAGTCATCACACAGGACTCACTTGCAATTACTGATGCCGTTCCTACTAGGGCTCTAGAGGCGGTTGATGTAGTTGTGGGATCCACAGTCCTTCAGATGGCTACTGATGGCTTTGTCTACTTTCCTTCGGATGGTACCAATGCCTCCTTACCCGGATTCAAGGCAGGCGCGGATCAGCTCACTGTTAGCTTTTCCTGCGACCTCTTTGACGATCCTACAAATGATGCCATAAACGAGCTCCTAGCCGGTTATGAGCTTAACACTCTTGTGGCGCCTAGTGACTCATCCCCGCGACAGCTTGCAAAACTCGTCGTGGATGCGTTGGTAGATGCTCTCACAGACTACTATCCTGAGAAGGTCATGGATTTACCTGGGGATTACCAGGTATTCTCCACCTTTGATGATCTTCCACTTGCAACCCATCACATTCCTCAATACCTCGCGCTCTATGTACAAGCCATGGAGAGCGATGAGGATGGTGACGAAGATGTTTACGTAGAGGAGGACGACTACGTGCCTGAATCCACTACGGACCCTGATGATGAGGAAGGTGCCATTCCTCAGCAATGGGATCTTCCAGATGTTGACAAATTTTTAGCCAAAATGCGCACGGACCCGGCTGGTGAACCTGCGCAGGCTAACACTGATGATGACTCTTTGAGTGTTACCCAAACCAGGGTCTCAGAACCAGAACCTAAGGAACCGGAGCTTGCCGCCTATGATCCTGAGGATTCGAACTCTGACGAAGAAATTTTCATACCTATAGTGCCTGCGCTGCCGGCTGATTATATGCCGGTAGTCTACACTATTAAGGAGTATAAACAGAAAGACAAGCTTCCTACTATTCAGGAAACTTTATCTAGTCAGGAGTCTATTCAGCCTGAGCTAATGGCGCCTCTTGAGACGCAATCCACCGACGCAGTGACCGACACTCCACCCATTCAGGAGGTCCTTCCTGTGCCTCAAGCTGCATCTTCAACCCCCTCTCCGGCAGCAACTATAGAGGGGGCTGATGATAAACCGCAGGTTCCTCAAATTGAGGAGCTTGTACAGTCAATTGATCAACCTACTTTTGAAGAGGTTGAGACTATTGTCACTGATAGCAGTGGTGGCGAAGTTGACGAGGAGCCTCTTGCTACCATCGTCAACACGCCTACTACTGTTGATAACAACTTACCCCCAGCTGCCATTAAAGCCCCAAGCCCGACTCAGGTTGAGCTTGTGGTTGGCGAGCTGACTAGTATTAAGTATGACAATTCTGTCTTAGTCAATCCAGCCAATTCGGCTCTGTCCAATGGCGGCGGTGCTGCTAGGGCAATTGCCGCGATGGCTGGTCCTAACTATCAGGCTCACTGCAATAGCATTGCGCCTATTGCTGGAAACGTGACTACAGGACCATTTGATGCTGCAAAGTATGGTGTAGCGTGTATTTTGCACGTTGTGCCCCCTCGCGGCACTGACCCGAATGTGCAGGACTTGTTATATCAGGCATACAAGAGTATCCTGACTGAGCCTGCTCATTATGTAATACCTATCTTGGGCGCCGGGATTTTCGGGTGCAATCCTGTGCACTCCCTGGACGCCTTTAAGAAGGCTTGTCCTAATGACATAGGGCGCGTAACCCTTGTCACCTTGGACAAAAACCACCTACAAATTTGGGATGCGCTCAACCGGACGGTTGTTCGCACCACCACAGATTATGATCAGATTACCACGAAAGCGCTAACACCTCAAGGTATACTTGATGCTAACCTCTTCGATGGTACTGAATTTGTCCAGGACCCCAAGCCAGGCCAGGTCTACTTGGAGGTCACTGATGAAGTTCAACAGCAGGCTAAGGAATTAGACCTTACTCTGCAACAATATGCTGCATATCTCAAGCTCTGCCACGCCAGATGGTCCGTAAGGCGCACTAATGGGATTATGCATCTTAAACAACATATGAATAACTGCTTTGTGAGTGCTGGAATTAATTTATTCCAGAACACTCGCTTTCAGTTACGTCCTGCTATTGACCAACTCTACAAAGAGTACCTCAATGGTAACCCCAGCCGCCTCGTTGCGTGGATTTATGCCTCCACCAACCATCAGATTGGTGATTTTGGCTGCCCGCAGGAGGTTACATCCTTGTTCGTTAACAACGCGAACTCTACATTCTCAGCTACCACGGCTTGCTGTGGTACGTACTTTACCCATACAGGAGTCATCTCAGTTTCTGAGAATTATGACCCTCTCATTCCTAAGGTTTATTGCATGAAGTGCGATGTGTGGACGCCTTTTACGTCGTCTAGTGGTGTTGGAGCCGTCGCTATCGGATCTTCTGATGATGAACCTTCTGTTCCTGCCATTAAGTTTGCCCAGTCACATTGCTGGTATACTAATGGCAAAAAGACTATTAATGGCTACAATGTCAAGGCGAAGGTGGTTGCCACCTATCATAACTTTGACGTGGCCAAGCCTCTCGCAAGTGAGGCAGCCGTGCTACCTCTCTCGCCCAACAAGTTCTCTGTGCTACCTGTTCAGGAAGTTGACCAGACGAGCATCCTCTTGCAGGATCCGCCCGCTGCTGCAACGCCACAGGTTCCAGTGCAGTCCAAAGTTGAAGTCTTTGAGAATCCTACACACATAGATCTCATGGACATCTGGATTCGTAAACCAAAATTTATTTTGGTTAAGTCTTGGTCAGTCTTAGGCACTGTGTTCTGTAAAACAGGCTCAGTGGTCTTTTGCAGTGCCAAGCTCCTTCTTCGCTTCTATAACCACCTTGTTGAAATAGGGGCTATAGATGCTACCGTTAGGCTCTCAGTGAGCCTTGCTTGTAAAGTTGCTCGGCAGTTTATACCGAGTGCTAACACTGTGCGCAAGACATGCCTGGGTCTTCTTTATTCCACAAAGACGATCTTCATGGCTCTCGCACCATTCCTTATGCTCCCTGCAGTCACTAGTATCTTTGCTACTGGCTACACTATAGGAGCTTATCTTTATGCTCGTACTGGCTGGCCGTGTGTCTATAACACAACCACCCACTACGACTATAATGCATTTTGTGCTGGCGATTTGATATGCTTAACGTGTTTCAATGGCCAGGACTCCCTACATCTTTACCAGCACTTGCGCGTCAATCAGCAGCCTATTGCAGCTACTGACTACACGCTCTATGCTTTGGCATTTATTTTATTGCTAGCCAATGCTTCACTTGTTGTTGCTGCGCTGGCATTTGCCTTCATTGTCAACATGTATGGTGTTGAAATACCATACTTTGGCATATTACATATAGACTACCAGTCCTTCCTTGTGGTGGCATTTGTGGTCTATTATGTCTACAAGGTCTGCTCCTTCCTACGGCATTTGGCACGTGGTTGTAAATCTCCCACATGCACGCTCTGCTCGAAGGTCCGGACTTCACCTACTATAACAGTTGAGACTATTGTCCAGGGTCGCAAATACCCCTCTGTTATAGAGACTAATGGCGGCTTCTCTGTGTGCAAGGAACACAATTTCTATTGTAAGAATTGCACTGCAGAGCGGCCTGGCACTTTCATTCCAACGGAAGCTGTGGAATCACTTTCCAGAGCTACCAAACTTAGTGTCAAACCTACTGCGCCCGCCTTCCTCTTGGCTCGCGACGTGGAGTGTCAAACTGATGTCGTTGTTGCTCGCGCTATGCACAACCAGACGGCTCATGTTTGTATCTCCAAATACTCTGACATCCGTACCGTTGACCAGCTGCTGAAACCCACACCACTGTTTTCATACACGCCCGACGTTATGATCGCGGCGGATTTTGATAACAGTGGCAGCCTTAAGACAGCTCGTGAGTTGGCGGTGGTTTTGTCAATGGACCTTAAACGTACCATAATTATTATTGACCAGGCCTATTCTAAGCCCGTCAATACCTATGATGAAGTTGCTTCCCGTATGGAGAAGTACTTCACTCTTCAGAAAATTAACCCTTCGGGTGATGTTTTCTCCGACATAAAGCAGGCTACTGCGGGACAGGCTACCGATTCGGCAATTAATGCTGCAATCCTGGCCGTCCAGCGTGGTCTTGACTTTACTGTTGATAACCCTAACAACATACTACCCCACTATGCCTTCGATTTTACTACCCTAACGGCTGACGACCAGGCTACTATTATAGAGACTGGTTGCGCCAAGGGTAATTTGAAGGGTACTGGTGTAGGTGTTATCCTATCCGCTAACCTTGTTACGAGGTTGAGTCAGTCAGCCATTCGTATCATTGCTAATGCGGCATCTCGTAATGGTGTTACTTGTGCTGTGACGCCATCTACTCTTGTTATGCGTGGTAACATTGCCACTCAGCCTCTCACTCGGTTAAAGGCTGGTGCTATGCCATCACGTAAGCTTCTCTACACCTTCCTGGCAATTGGTGCTGTGTATGCTCTTGCATTCGCACTCTCTTGTGCGGCTGCCCAGCTTACACTGCACGCTGTGCCTACTACTAAGTCTGACATTCGCGTCTCTAATTTTTACGTTATTAGGGACGGGGTGCTGGACACTATCCGTTCAACAGACAATTGCTTTGCTAATAAGTTCTTGTCTTTTGACTCTTTTCATCAAGCACCGTACACTGACTCACCAGCCTGTCCGGTTGTTGTCGGTGTTGCGGATGTAAAAACTCAATCCGTTCCAGGAATTCCTGCTGGATTAGTTATGAGAGACAACCTCGTTCTTCACATTTACGAGCTGTCTACTTATGAAAGAGATCAGCGTGCTTCAATGGTTAGGGACGCATTGGCGCTTCGCACCAATAGCATCTTTAATCTTGATAACCGCGTTGTTGTTGGCTACACGCAATACGAAGTTGTTGTAGGTAGCTCATATATAAGATCACCAGCATTGTTTAATGCTAAGTGTACCTACCTTCAGCTTGATGGCAATAGAACGCTCTACTGCTATGACGCTGTTGATAGGCCTCATAAACTCTACTCTGAGGTTCTTCCTCATGTGGAGTATCAGGCCGTTGACTTTAATGGTGATGTTGTTCCCTTTAAGATACCGGAGCAGATCATCTACTACCCTCATGTTGTCCGCTACGTCAGTAATTCTTACTGTCGTATGGGGCACTGCTTTAACACTAATCCTGGCATCTGTGTCTCATTTACGGATGACTTCCCGTACTCTGAGAATAATGTGCCTGGTGTATATTGTGCCGATACTACCTTTAAGCTTGCCTCCAAGCTCCTTGTGGGTACTGTGTCTGGCATTCATGTCTTTACATCAACCGCAGCACTTATCGCGTCTACAGCTGTGATAATACTGTGTGTTGTTCTTGTACTTGCAATTCAGCGACTCTTTAAGGAGTACACCACCTTTGTGATGTACACCTGCGGGCTCGCTGTTGTTAACCTTGTTGGCATTGCGCTTATGTATAAGTGCATTGCCCTTGCATTCCTATTCTATGCAATTTACTTGTACTTTGTCTTCACTTTCCCTTCTCTCAAGAGGAGTGTAGCATTGTTCTACTTCTCCGTAGTTATGCTGCCCCACATTAGCAACATGCAGTTGCTTGCTGTGGTTGTTTGTAGCATACTCTACTGTTTCTACAATTATGTCTATGCAGTTACCAAGACCGGCGGTAAATTTTCCTCCTTCTTGGATGCGTCAAAATCCACATTTGTCATTGACAATGATAAATATGTTTTGTTGCGCGATTTGGCTGGTAATGACTTTGATGCGTACCTTGCCTCGTACAACAAGTACAAATACTTCTCTGGCACTGCTTCTGATAAGGATTATGATAAGGTCTGCATGGCATTCCTTGCCAAGGCCCTGTCATCTTTCCGCGAAGGAGGCGGTTCCCAGTTGTATACTCCACCTAAGCTGGCTGTAGTTCAGGGCGTAGTCTCTAAATTACAGGCTGGTGTTAAGTTGCTCCTCCACCCTTCGGGTATTGTTGAGCGCTGTATGGTTTCAGTTGTCTACAATGGCATAACATTGAATGGCATCTGGCTAAAAAATGTCGTCTACTGCCCTCGCCACGTTATTGGGAAGTATCGTGGTACGCAGTGGGCGCAGATGGTTTCCATAGCTGACTGTCATGACTTCTGTGTTAAATGTCCGACACAGGGCGTTCAGCTAAATGTTCAGTCTGTTAAGATGGTGGGCGCGCTCCTCCAGTTAACAGTCCATACTTCCAATACACTCACTCCTGATTACAGGTTTGAGCGACTTACACCTGGTTCATCCATGACTATTGCATGCGCCTATGATGGCGTTGTGCGGCATGTGTACCACGTTGTACTACAACTTAACAATCTTATATATGCAAGTTTCTTAAATGGAGCTTGCGGCAGTGTAGGCTATACCCTCAAAGGTAAGACTCTCTGCCTTCACTATATGCACCACATAGAGTTTAATAACAAAACTCATAGTGGTACAGATTTGGAGGGCAATTTCTACGGTCCCTATATAGACGAGGAGATTGCACAGAATCAGACAGCGTTTCAGTATTACACCGATAATGTTGTCGCACAGATGTATGCGCACTTGCTGACTGTTGATGCTAGCCCCAGATGGTTGGCCCAAGCAGCCATAAGTGTTGATGACTTTAACGCATGGGCTTCTAGCAATTCTTTTGCTAGCTTTCCATGTGAGCAGACTAATATGGCGTATATCTTGGGTCTCGCGCAGGTTACTCGCGTGCCTCTTGAGCGCGTACTAAACACTATCATTCAGCTCACCCTGAATCGCGATGGTGTTATCATTATGGGCGCTCCTGATTTCGACTGCGACTGGACTCCAGAAATGGTCTATAACCAGGCTCCTATTGCTCTCCAATCAGGTGTAGTTAAGAAGACGTGTACGTGGTTATTCCACTGCATGTCTATGACAGCCGCCATACTCTTAGCTACTCTTCATGTCTTCCCAACAACTCTCTACCCAGTCGTGCTGCCTATGGCCGCTGCCATCGCAGTATTCCTGGTCATCACTATTAAGCACACTGTAGTGTTTACTACCACTTTTCTGCTACCAGCTCTCATTATGATGGTTGTTAGCGCTAATACCTTCTGGATTCCTAACACCTATCTGCGTAGTTTTTACCAGTACGTGTTTGGATCCTCAATCTCTCAGCAGCTCTATGGCTATAGTGTTGCCTTCTACTTGTGTGTGTACATAGCTTTGGCAATCAACTATACGTTGCGTGCCGTTCGCTACCGTGCCACATCTATCTCAACCTTTGCTATACAGTGCATGCAGTTTGGCTATTTGGCCCATGTGATGTATCGCTTATGTACTACAACTTGGACTGAGGATCTCGTCTTCACAGCAGTCTCCATGCTCACCTCCCACCCTATGTTGGCTGGTGTCTGCTGGTGGCTTGCTGGGCGTGTGCCTCTACCATTGTTAATACCTGATGTTGCCGTCCGCGTACTTCTGTACGTGGTTGGTGGCTATGTTATCTGTATGCGGTTTGGCCTTATGTGGATCATAAACCGCTTTACAGCGCTTCCAATGGGCACATATTCTTATATGGTATCCATTGAGCAGCTCAAATATATGATGGCCGTTAAGATGTCCCCTCCGCGCAATGCGTTTGAGGTTCTTTTGGCTAACTTACGCTTGCTGGGCCTCGGTGGTGTGCGTAATATTGCCATCTCCACTGTCCAGAACAAAATACTTGATGCAAAGGCTACCGCTGTTGTTGTTGCTAACCTCCTTGAGAAGGCTGGTGTCACCAACAAGCACGCTATTTGCAAGAAAATTGTCAAGCTTCACAATGAGACTCTTAAGGCCACCACCTTTCAGGAGGCTGAGACATCTCTCGTAAAGCTTCTCGCCCATATTGTTGAGTTCCTCCCTACGGATCAGGTAGATGTCTATTTGTCTGACTCCGAGAGAGCCCAACATGTCAATAATTATTTAGACAATCTGCTTGAGAACAAAACTGTTGTCCAGGCAGTTGCCGATGCTAATGTTAATCTGGACTCCTATAGAATCTATAAGGAGGCAGACGCAGCTTACAAGCGCTCCGTCGAGATGAATGAGTCTCCCCAGGAGCAAAAGAAAAAGCTTAAGGCTGTTAACATTGCTAAGGCTGAGTGGGAGCGCGACGCGGCGTCTCAGCGCAAGCTCGAGAAACTCGCTGATGCTGCCATGAAGTCTATGTACCTTGCAGAGAGGGCCGAGGACCGGCGTGTAAAGCTGACCTCGGGTCTTACTGCCATGCTCTATCATATGCTTCGGCGCTTAGACTCGGATCGAGTTAAGGCTCTCTTCGAGTGTGCCAAGCAGCAAATCTTGCCCATACACGCTATTGTGGGTATTTCTAATGACAATTTTAAGGTCATTTTTAATGATAAGGATAGTTATTTGCAGTATGTGGATGGCAATACTCTTATTTATAAGGGTGTTCGCTATACCATTGTGAAGAAGCTTTCCTTGGATAATGCACCTATTGAGGGCGTGCCTGAAGAATATCCCGTTGTCGTTGAGACAGTGCGGGAGGGCGTGCCACAACTCCAGAATAACGAGCTTTGCCTGCGCAATGTTTTCACAGCGCAGACAACAGCTGCGGATATAAACGGTACTGAAACAACTGAGAAATCTTTCTATATTACCAAGACTGGTAGGAAGATTCTCGTAGCCGTAACCTCAAACAAGGACAACTTGAGAACTGTTACCTGCACTACCGATACTGGTAAGGCTGTCCTCAATCTGGACCCACCTATGCGCTTTGCGCATACCGTAGGAGGTAAACAGAATGTTGTCTACTTATACTTTATTCAGAACTGCAGTTCCCTTAACAGAGGTATGGTTATTGGCCACATCTCGGGAACTACAATTTTGCAGGCTAATGGCACTCATGTTGAGTATCAGGAGAATGCATCACTCTTGACCTATCTGGCATTCGCTGTAGACCCTAAGGCTGCCTACCTTAAGCACCTCGCGGAGGGTGGTAAGCCTATACAGGGTTGCGTGCAGATGATTGCCGCTATGGGTCCTGGATTTGCGGTTACTATTAAACCACAACCAAATGAGCACCAGAACTCTTATGGTGGTGCCTCTATCTGCCTCTATTGCCGCGCCCACATCCCGCACCCAGGTGTTGATGGTCGCTGCCCATACAAGGGGCGCTTTGTCCAGATTGACAAAGACAAGGAACCTGTTTCCTTTGCCCTCACTCACGAGCCCTGCAGTTCTTGTCAGAGGTGGGTTGCTTATGACTGCACCTGTGGCACAAGTCTGCAGAATTCGGCTTATTTAAACGAGTAACGGGGTCCAGTGGCGCCCGCCTGGAACCCCAGCAGCCAGGTACAACCCCTGATGCTGTAAAAAGGGCATTTCATGTTCACAATAATACCACCTCTGGTATTTTTCTGAGCACGAAGACTAATTGCGCACGCTTTAAGACGGTGCGTAATTGCTTGCCTCTTCCTAACAAGGGAGACGTTGATCTATACTTCGTTACTAAACAGTGCTCTGCGGCTGTCTTTGAAGTTGAGGAGGCCTGCTATAAAGCATTTAGTAGCGATCTTATCACCACTGGTGACACATTTGGTGTTCTTGCCAAGACTGAATTTTTCAAGTTTGACAAGATACCTAATGTAAGTCGCCAGTATCTTACTAAATACACTCTTCTGGATCTTGCTTATGCCATCAGGCATTTGTCGACGTCCAGGGATGTTATTAAAGAAATACTCATCACTATCTGTGGCACTCCGGAGAGCTGGTTCGATGATCAGTGGTTTGATCCCATTGAAAACCCTACCTTCTACCGTGAGTTCCATAAGCTTGGTGGTGTTTTAAATCGTTGTGTGTTGAATGCTAATAAGTTTGCCGAGGCCTGCCAGCAGGTCGGCCTTGTTGGCATATTAACACCAGACAATCAAGATCTCCTAGGTCAAATCTATGACTTTGGGGACTTTATTCAGACGCAGCCAGGCAATGGCTGCTGTGATATGTCATCCTACTACTCTTACTTAATGCCCATCATGTCTATGACACACATGCTTAAGTGTGAGTGTCAAGATTCTGATGGCAATCCTGTAGAGTATGACGGTTTCCAGTATGATTTTACTGACCTCAAGCTTCATTGGTTTGAGAAGTATTTCAAGTTTTGGGACCGTCCATACCATCCAAATACTGTCGAATGCCCTGATGATCGTTGTGTGTTGCACTGCGCGAACTTTAATATATTGTTCGCTATGTGTATACCCAACACGGCGTTTGGCAACCTCTGTTCCCATGCCACTGTTGATGGGCACTCCGTTGTCCAGACTGTTGGCGTCCATTTAAAGGAGCTTGGTATCGTCTTAAATCAGGACGTTACCACTCATATGTCTAATATTAGTCTAAACACTTTGCTACGTCTCGTGGGTGATCCTACGACAATAGCTAGTGTCTCTGACAAGTGTTTGGACTTAAGAACACCTTGCCAGACCTTAGCTACTATGTCTAGCGGTATCGCTAAACAGTCAGTCAAGCCCGGGCATTTTAATCAACATTTCTACAAGCATTTGCTTGATAGTGATATTTTGGACCAACTTGGTATAGACATTCGCCACTTCTACTATATGCAGGATGGTGAAGCGGCTATAACTGACTACAGCTACTATAGGTATAATACACCCACCATGGTGGATATCAAGATGTTCTTATTCTGTCTCGAAGTAGCAGATAAGTATCTCACCCCTTATGAAGGTGGATGTATTAATGCACAGTCTGTTGTGGTCTCTAATTTGGACAAATCTGCGGGCTATCCCTTTAACAAGCTGGGGAAGGCGCGTAACTACTACGACATGACCTATGTCGAGCAAAATCAACTGTTTGAGTACACAAAACGCAATGTTTTGCCAACGCTCACTCAGATGAACCTCAAATATGCGATTTCAGCCAAAGATCGTGCTCGCACTGTTGCCGGTGTTTCCATTATAAGCACCATGACCAACAGGCAGTACCATCAGAAGATTCTGAAATCGATCTCTCTAGCACGCAATCAGACTATTGTAATTGGAACAACCAAGTTTTATGGTGGTTGGGACAATATGTTACGTAGGCTGATGCACAATATCAATAATCCCATTTTAGTGGGCTGGGATTACCCTAAGTGTGATAGATCTATGCCAAACATTCTGAGGATTGCATCCTCATGCTTGTTGGCTAGAAAGCACACTTGTTGTAATCAGAGCCAGCGATTCTATCGCCTGGCTAATGAGTGTTGCCAGGTGCTATCCGAAGTGGTAGTGTCAGGCAACAACCTCTATGTTAAACCAGGTGGCACTAGTAGTGGTGATGCAACCACTGCATATGCCAACTCGGTATTTAACATTCTACAGGTTGTCTCTGCTAATGTGGCAGCCTTCTTATCCACGTCTACCACCTCTCATTCTAATAGGGATATTGCGGAACTTCACCGCGCTCTCTATGAGGATATTTACAGAGGTGATTCCTTTGATTCTGCCGTCATTGATAGGTTTTACCATCATCTCCAAACATATTTTGGGCTGATGATACTATCAGATGACGGTGTTGCATGTATAGACCTCGATGCCGCCAAGGAGGGGTCTGTTGCTGACTTGGATGGTTTCAGAGACGTTTTGTTCTACCAGAATAATGTTTACATGGCAGATTCAAAGTGTTGGACTGAGACCGATATGACAGTAGGCCCTCATGAATTCTGCTCGCAACACACGGTGCTTGCGGAGCATGAGGGCAAACCTTACTACCTACCCTACCCAGATGTCTCTCGCATCTTGGGTGCTTGTATATTTGTAGATGACGTTAATAAGGCTGACCCTGTTCAGAACTTAGAACGCTACATCTCTCTTGCCATTGATGCCTATCCGCTTACTAAAGTAGATCCCATTAAGGGTAAGGTCTTTTACCTACTCTTGGATTACATACGAGTACTTGCTCAGGAGCTTCAGGATGGCATTTTTGATGCTTTCCAGACGCTAACTGACATGTCGTATGTTAATAACTTTTTGCAGGAGGCTTTTTATGCTCAGATGTATGAGCAGAGCCCTACACTACAGGCCAGTGGTGTGTGCGTTGTTTGTGCATCGCCCACAATACTGCGCTGTGGTGACTGCATTCGTCGCCCATTGCTGTGCTGTGTCTGTGCCTACCAGCACGTGACGCGCACAACACACAAACGTATCATTGCTATCAACAACTATATTTGTAGTATTGATAATTGCAATGAGGACAATGTCGAAAAACTCTACATCTCTGGTACAGCGATTTATTGTGAAAACCACAAACCCACGCTGTGTATACCCATTGTAGCTAATGGCTCCGTCTTTGGAATCTACCGTCATACTGCCCGTGGTAGTGATGACATAGATCTCTTTAATGAGCTTGCTACATCTAACTATGACACTATTGAACCTTATCAGAAGGCCAATCGTGCCCCATTATCTCTTATGCTCTTTGCCGCCGAGACTATCAAGGCGCTTGAAGAGTCTATCAAAAAGTCATACGCTACTGCCACAGTTCGCGATGTGTATGACCAGCGTTTCATTAAACTGGTATGGGAACAGGGTAAGAAGCCTCCCCCCATCACCAAGAACCACATCTTTACTGGCTACCACTTCAACAAGAATGGAAAGACCCAAGTTGGCGATTACATTCTTGCGAAGACAGATGGCAATGAAACTTACACCTATCGCGGAACATCCACCTATAAGCTTCAAACTGGTGATGTTCTCGTACTCATGGCGCATGTGGTCACTCCGCTATCGGCACCTCCAGTGCTAGCCCAGACCACATATGTCCGTAAGTCTCTTTTACCCGACACTGTCGCAGCATCTTTCTATGTGCAACATTTTAAGTCATATAATGAGATAGCTATGCAGCGGGTTACAACTGTTCTTGGCCCACCCGGCACTGGTAAGTCCACCTTTGCTATTGGCTTTTCCAAGTATTACCCTAATGCACGCATTTGCTACACGGCCTCTTCCCATGCGGCAATTGATGCATTATGTGAAAAAGCTTTTAAGACGCTACCTGTAGGCCAGTGCAGTCGTATCGTACCCACACGTACTACTGTAGAGTGCTTTCAGGAGTTTGTCGTAAATAACACAACTGCCCAATACATCTTCTCAACCATCAATGCACTTCCTGATATAAAGTGTGACATTGTGGTTGTAGATGAAGTTTCTATGCTAACCAACTATGAGCTTTCCTCTGTGAATGCGCGGTTAGTTTATACACATATTGTCTATGTTGGCGACCCTTATCAGTTGCCTTCACCTAGAACTATGCTAACCTCAGGCCAGCTCTCACCAGCTGACTATAATGTGGTTACTGATATAATGGTACATGCTGGCGCTGATGTTATGCTGGATATGTGCTATCGCTGCCCACGTGAAATCGTAGATACAGTGTCTAAACTGGTTTACGATAATAAGCTAAAAGCGGCGAAACCGAACTCAAGACAGTGTTATAAGACCATTGTCAACTTTGGTCCTGGAGACATTGCTCATGAGGGACAATCGGCCTATAACGAAGCACAGTTACGTTTTGCACTCGCCTTTAGACAACAAAAGCGGTGGGATAACGTGACCTTTATATCACCTTACAATGCTATGAATGTCAAGGCATCCATGGCAGGATTCTCCACTCAAACCGTTGACTCCTCTCAGGGTTCTGAGTATGATTATGTTATCTTTTGCGTGACCACGGACTCCGCCCACGCCCTTAATATGGCTCGTTTGAATGTGGCCTTAACACGTGCGAAAGTAGGAATACTTGTCGTGTTTAGGCAGGCAAACGAACTCTATAATAGCTTGCAGTTTGAGTCTATAGACTCTCAGCTTCAGGCGGGTGAACCCCTGACGTCGCTGTATAAGCGCTGCAGCTTTGAATACAGTGGTCAACATCCTGCTCATGCCTTGACTTGGCATGACTGTGGCGCTGAGTATCGCTGCGATGAACCACTTGCTAAACTTGTCGGCGTTGCTGATGGCACGCTGATATCATATAAAACCCTTGTCTCTGCACTTGGGTTCCTTCCATCCCTAAAGATTGATACATACCACAATATGTTTTTAACACGTGATGCATGTCGCGCCTATGTTCAGAGTTGGATCGGCATAGACGTAGAAGCAGCACATGCGATAAAACCAAATGTCGGCACTAACCTCCCATTGCAAGTAGGATTTAGTACTGGCAAAAACTTTTCAGTTGTCCCCGAGGGCATTTGGGTAAACGCGCACGGATTTTGCACTGAGCCCGTCCCTGCCAAAATCCCTCCTGGCGACGAATTCAAGCACCTGAAGAAGGATATGCGCCAGGCGCGTCCTTGGAAGGTTATACGCTATGAGATTGTTGCACATCTCGCCGATGTTGCACCACAAACTGATTACATTTGCTTTGTTACTTGGGCTCACCAGCTTGAGCTCGCAACAATGCGCTATTTTGTAAAACTTGGTATTGAGGAGCGATGCTATTGTGGCCGGCGCGCTTGTTTCACTAATGGAACCGAGTTCGCTTGCAAAGCACATCACGCTCTTACAGTACCACAGTGCGATTATGTGTACAACCCCTTCTTAGTCGACGTGGCGACGTGGGGTTTCTCGGGACGTCTCTCCACTAACCATGACGCGGTTTGCACATATCACTCTAACGCTCATGTCGCTTCAGCAGATGCGATAATGACCGTCTGTCTCGCGATTCACGAACTGTTCAGCAGTGTTGACTGGGCTCTCGAATTCCCAGTAACTCCTGAGCAATCACAACTAAATAAAGCCTGCCGACTTGTTCAGGCGAACTATCTTAACATCTTGTTAACTACAACTAAAGCCACTGTTGTCCATGATATCGGTAATCCGAAGGGGATACCGATTGTGCGGCGACCTGGTGTTAAATACCACTACTATGATCAAGCACCTATTGTCAAACATGTCCAGAAACTAAAGTATAAGCCGGAAATGGAGGCCCGTTTCATTGATGGCTTGACTATGTTTTGGAACTGCAATGTTGACACGTACCCTGCTAATGCCCTTGTCTGTCGCTATGATACGCACAGGCAGAAGCATCTTATCGGCCCTAATGGCGCCGCCCTCTACGTAAATAAGCATGCATTTCTCACTCCTGAGATGCATACTTATGCCACTCATAAACTAACTTTAGCTCCCCTGGTCTACTACTCCACCACGGATTGTAGCGCGGAGCAGCCTATTGTTGTTACTTATCGTGACTGTGTTACTCGCTGTAACACTGGCACTACCATATGTCCTACTCATGCCCTTGAGTACCAGGACTTTATAGCGGCATACAACCTCATGGCTCGTCATGGGTTTAATGTCTATATACCACGCAATGTCAACGTCTATAATTGTTGGCTTACCTTTACTAACCTTCAAAACCTTGAAAACTTAGCATACAACTGTTACTATAAGAACTGCAATGCGCATGCCGATGGCTCGTTGGATGTAGTTATTAATAGTAACGCTGTCTATGCTAAGGTCGATAATAATCTTGTCAAGTTATTTGACAACCGCACAAACTTACCTGTTTCTGTTGCCTTTGAGCATTACACTAACAGGCACACTAAATCATTGCCAACCACTCAGTTACTCTCGGGTCTTGGCGTAACTGCCACCCGTAATTTTACTGTCTGGGTTGATGATGACACTGCATTCACAAACACAGTTAATGTGTCCACCTACACTGACGTTGATCCAACCAACCACCTCGTCCTTTGTGACGATAGGTATGGTACTGATTGGGGTCAGTTTAATCAACTTCCCAATGCTGTTTTCCTAACCGCCACCAAGGTAAAGAAAACTGAACCATTTGTTTGTACTGCTCTCACACTCAATGGCACTGCCATAGAGGGTTCTGAGTTGTACATCTACAAGCGCCTGAATGGTCAGCTTGTAACTTTCGACACTATCTGCACACAGGGCAGGTCTGTCGATAAATTTATACCTAAGACACCTATGGAGAAAGACTTCCTTGAGAAGCCTGCTGATGAGTTCATCTCGTTATATCAGCTCCAGGACCTAGGTGTTGAACATATCATTTATGGAGATGATGCCACTCCTATTATTGGAGGAACACATACTCTAATTTCTTTAGTACGTAACAAGTTTGATTACCAACTTGTCAATCATATATACAACCCAGTCCAGAACTGCGTTGTTACCTCACCTAATGCAAGTTCCAAGAACGTTTGCACCATACTTGATGTTCTATTAGATGATTACATAGACATCATTCGACAAGCACATGCCACTTACACCACTAGGTCTAAGGTATTTAGTGTTGTGATTGACAATCAACAAGTACATTTCATGCTTTGGCATGATGCCAAGGTGAACACATGCTACCCAATTCTCCAGTCTCTGACCAATGGTTACCAGATGCCATCTGTGTACAAGTCATTGATCACTGACTTGCAACCTGCTGACATTCCAAACTACCATGCTTACACCCCTAAAGTGCCAGGCATTGTAAAGAATGTTATTAAGTATCGCCAGCTGTTCAACTATATAGTCAAGAAGGACAGATTGGCTGTTCCACATAATATGACTGTGTTGCATCTCGGTGCTGCCTCTGCTGCAGGCACAGCCCCAGGATCCTCAGTTATAAAACAAATGTTACCCGAAGGCACTGTCCTTATAGACTTAGATATAAGGGAGTTCACTTCGGATGCAAATCAAATCATCGTATCTGATTACCGTACTTATATGCCGCCGCACCATGTAGATGCCATATTTTCTGACCTCTACTGTTGTGATGACACTCATTTCTTCGATAACTTGGTAAGGATAGTAAAAGAGAGGCTTGCCCTCGGTGGTTCTATCTTTGTCAAGGTTACAGAACACTCTTTTTCACCTGAACTCTATGCCCTCGCTGGCTGGTTCGATGAATACCAATTTTATTGCACCGCTGTGAACGCAGCCTCATCTGAGGCCTTCCTGTGTTGCTTTAACTACCTAGGTCATGCAAAGGAGAATGTTGACGGATACAACTTGCATGCCTCCTACATACGTTGGCGCAATGAAATTGTACTGACACCAACTTATTCTCCGCTTGCAGATAGCCCAACCGTTGCCTGTAAGCTTAAAGCCACGCCCATAATCTCCTCCAAGGAGTTGGAGAAGAAACCGATACTTAAGTATCTTGTTGCATCTGGCCGCCTGCTAGTCAGACCACCAGAATGCGGGGAGCTATATTAACTTTAATCCTCGTCACATCAGTCAAAGCGTCTCCGCTTGCGGATTCCGTTCTTGACTTCTTAACCTTCCCTGGCGCCCACAGTTATCTACACCCAAGGAGGGGAGATCTAGGAGCGCTAGGCAACCGCATGCGTGCCAACATACGTAACTCTCAGACTGATGTTTGCACCACAATTCAGCAGGGCGGTTTCATACCCTCCACTTTCACTTTTCCTCAGTGGTATGTCCTAACCAATGGGTCGACTTTCCTACAGGGTGAGTACACCCTCTCTCAGCCATTGCTCGCCAATGCTCACTTCTGTCCCAGGAAGAACTCTGATGGGTATTGGCGCTATTCATTCAACAATTCATGCCTCTTTCCTGACCACCGCTGTCAGGACCACTGGTATGACTCCCAAAACCCTATCTGTCTAGGCTGGAATAACACTTTTGGCCTTTCCGACAATATCCGCATCAACATTAACATATCCCACGATGAGTACCAATCACATGGAGGTTATGTTAGCTTAACACTTGAGTCGGGTTCTGTTGTTAATATCACTTGCACTAACAACTCCGACCCATCAACGGTTACTCTAGCCACATCGCTACTGCCCTGGGCTAGGGCCATAGATCAGCCGATGTATTGCTTTGCCAACCTCACCACAGGCACTGCATCTCAGCTGGATTTTATGGGTATGTTACCACCTCTCGTGTCAGAACTTGCTTTTGACCGGACGGGTGGTATCTACATTAATGGCTACCGCTATTATTTAACTAGCGCCCTCCGTGATGTGGATTTCAAGTTAAAGCGCAACGACACCGCGGAGTACTTCGCCGTTACTTGGGCTAATTATACTGACGTCCATCTTAGCGTAGATGCTGGCGCCATTGAGAAAATTAAGTATTGCAACACCCCACTAGACAGGTTGGCGTGTGACATGAATGTCTTTAATCTAAGTGATGGGGTCTACTCCTACACCTCACTTGAAAAAGCCAGCGTTCCAGAGACCTTTGTAACGCTGCCCGTCTATTCAAACCATACGTATGTGACAATTAACACCTCCTACACCGTTGGTAGCTGTGTTAATTGTCCACCCATATCCTCCACCATTGACATCATGCACGCACGTAATGATACCTTATGTGTTAATTCTAGACAATTCACCGTCCGTCTTAACACCCATCACCATGCGCAGTACCCTCAGTACTTTAGTACTGCATTTGTAGCGGGCACTTGTCCTTTTACGCTACCCAATATTAATAATTATTTAACATTTGGTAGCGTTTGTTTTTCCACCGTTAACAATGGTGGTTGCACCATCCATGTCCAGAAGGTTTGGAACCACCAATACCACACCTTTGGCACCATCTATGTTGCCTACCAAGATGGCAACTACATCACAGCTCTGCCGCAGCCCTCCACTGGTGTTGCTGACATCTCCACTGTCCATCTTGATGTCTGTACCAAATACTCCATTTATGGTAAGACGGGTACGGGCGTCATACGCGAGACGAATCAGTCCTACACTGCCGGGCTCTATTACACTTCTTCTTCTGGAGATTTGTTAGCGTTCAAAAACGTAACCACCCAGAAGGTCTACTCTGTAACCCCCTGCACCCTTGCTAGTCAGGTTGCGGTTTACAACAACTCTATCCTGGCAGCATTCACCTCCACGGCGAACCTCACTGCCATAGATTTCAATTACACAATCGCTACTCCCACCTTTTACTACCATTCCATTGGTAATGAGACGTGCGAGCAGCCTGTTATCACTTATGGTTCCATAGGTCTCTGTCCCGGGGGTGGCCTTCGCCTTGCCCACCCCACGGAGGATGCAGCCCCTATTTTGGTTCCGATTTCCACAAGTAACATTTCCATACCCAAGAACTTTACTGTATCTATTCAAACTGAATACATACAGATCGAGCAACAGCCTGTTGTAGTTGACTGCCGGCAGTATGTTTGCAATGGCAACCCTCGCTGCTTACAGTTACTTCAGCAATACACCTCTGCATGCTCCACCATAGAGCAGGCTCTTTCACTAAATGCTCGTCTAGAGGCATCTAGCATTCAAGACTTGCTCACATATTCACCTGAGACACTGGTTCTAGCCAACATTTCAAACTTTGACTCGGGTGATCTTAATTACAACCTTTCCTCCCTCCTACCCAAGGAGCTGTATGGCAAGTCTGCCATTGAGGATCTACTTTTTAATAAAGTAGTCACTAATGGCCTAGGCACTGTTGATCAGGATTATAAGGCATGCACTAATGGCATGTCTATAGCTGACCTTGTCTGCGCCCAATACTATAACGGCATTATGGTTCTTCCAGGCGTTGCCGGTCCAGAAAAGATGGCTCAATACACGGCATCGCTTACTGGTGCTATGGTATTCGGCGGTATCACAGCCGCATCAGCTATACCCTTCTCACTAGCTGTTCAATCTCGACTTAATTATGTTGCACTACAGACTGATGTGCTGCAACAAAACCAGCAATTGTTAGCCGACTCATTTAATAATGCAATCGGCAATATTACATTAGCCTTCAAAGAAGTTAGTGAGGGCCTCTCACAAGTCTCGGGCGCGGTAGCAACCGTCGCCAATGCGCTCACCAAGGTTCAGACTGTTGTTAATGAACAAGGCCATGCCCTTGCAACACTAACGCAGCAACTGGCCAATAACTTTCAGGCTATCTCCGCCTCTATATCCGACATCTATAACAGACTCAACCAACTTGAGGCAGATGCTCAGGTTGATAGACTTATTACGGGACGTCTAGCATCACTAAATGCATTCGTCACACAGACACTATCAAAACTAGCTGAAGTCCGCCAGCAGCGGCAGCTAGCCACTGATAAAGTTAATGAGTGCGTTAAATCACAGTCCCCCCGCTATGGATTCTGTGGTAACGGCACCCATCTCTTCTCAATTGTCAATGCAGCGCCACAAGGGTTGTTATTCTTCCACACTGTGTTGTTACCAACCCAATATGCTTATGTGCAGGCCTTCTCGGGCATTTGCTACAATGGGATAGCGCTTGCCCTTAACGACCCCACACTAGCACTATTTAAGAATGGAGACAAGTACCTCGTGTCCCCGCGTAATATGTATCAGCCTCGAGTTCCCGCTCAAGCCGACTTCGTATACATTGAGACTTGTACCATCACCTATCTCAATCTCACTGATCTTACTATTGATGTTGTTATCCCTGATTACGTAGATGTTAATCAGACTGTTAATGACATTCTTAGTAAACTACCCAATAGTACTGGACCAAGTTTAACAATTGACCAGTATAACAATACTATCCTCAACCTCACCACTGAGATTGCGGACCTCAACAATCGCACTCAAAATCTATCTGACGTTGTTCAGAATCTTGAAGAGTACATTCATAAATTAAATGCCACACTAGTTGACCTCGATTGGCTCAACAGAGTGGAAACTTATATTAAGTGGCCGTGGTGGGTCTGGTTACTAATCACCCTCGCCATCGTCGCATTTGTTGTAATTTTAGTCACCATCTTCCTCTGCACTGGCTGCTGCGGAGGTTGCTTTGGTTGCTGTGGTGGCTGTTTTGGGCTCTTCTCTCACAACAAGAGAAACACCGAGTCCATACCGATCACCTCTTTTAAACTTAAGGAATGGTAGTGGAAGACTGGTCCATAACCATCCCCGGCCAATATGTAATAGCCACACTCGCAGTTCTCTGCGTCTGTGTCTGCCTATTATTTATTAACACTTGCCTAGCATGTGCAAAACTCAGCTACAAATGTTTTCTAGGTGCCAAATACCTAGTAAATCCAATTATTGTGTACTATTCAAAGCCTCAAACAGTCTCTGACACTGAGTTTGTAAAGTTACACCAATTTCCTAGAAACAATTATGTCTGAAACCACGGAGTGGCAGATTATTGTTTTTATTATTCTTATATGGGCCCTTGGGGTTATCCTTCAGGGAGGGTATGCCACGCGGAACCGTATAATCTACATTATTAAACTTATCCTACTCTGGCTCCTGCAACCGTTTACTCTCGTCGTCACCATCTGGACAGCTGTTGACGCCAGAGCTACACCTAGCAGCGCCGTCTTTATCATTGCCATAGTGTTTGCCGTGCTCACCTTCCTATCATGGCTGCGCTACGTGTATGATTCAATCCGCCTAGTTATGAAGACGCACTCAGCCTGGAGCTTCTCCCCTGAGAGCAGAATTTTAGCAGGCGTCATGGATTCCATGGGCAATTGGAGGTGCATACCAATTGATCACATGGCTCCAATATTAACTCCAGTTCTCAAGCATGGCAAGCTAAAGCTCCATGGGCAACAGCTTGCAACTGGAATCGCTGTAACCTCGCCTCCAAAGTCTATGGTAGTTGTCACTCCCTCTGACACATTTCACTATAGCCTTAGGAAGACCATTGAATCTACTGATGACCGTGATTTAGCTGTCTTGATCTATCAGGGAGACCGCTCCTCAAATGCAGCTTTACACACAATCACAACCTCTAATTCTGGCAACGCCAGGATTTACAACTATTTATAATGTGCAACTGCCTCCTGCAGCTGCAGAGCCTTTACTCATATTGCAAAACTCACATCATCAGGCCCGATGATGTTTTCGAGCTTTGGGATCCATTTGTTAAGCCTCGTTGCTTTGCTTACTCGGCTGTGGTATTTATTAATGCTAATCCAATTGCATATAGTGTACTACCTCGGCAACTGCTTATCAACGGTGAGCCTCTCTTTACTGAGTTTGGCTCAGTCCGCGGAGCAGATTTTATCATCCGCCCATCTCTCCAAGTTATATTGGAGGAGGAGGTTGAATCTAATTAAGCAACAATAGCGCTTGCCGGTGCAACGCTAAGTGCTATTGTAGCCCCTAGTCACGCATACCTTTCTACTTGTCCTAACGGGGGCTAGTGGATACAGGGTGTGAGTGCTAGACATAGATTATTGTTTGCATATATATATATAATTATGCATATATAATTACGAGTTTGACACCAAAACCTATTATGGCAACGCCAGCGGTACCCACCACTGACGCTTCTTGGTTTCAGGTGCTCAAAGCTCAGAATAAAAAGGCCATCCACCCTCAATTTAAGGGTAATGGAGTTCCAGTTAACTCCGCCATCAAACCCCAGGAAAACCATGGCTATTGGCTGCGTTTCGCGCGGCAGAAGCCAGGTGGTGCTCAAATTCCTCCATCCTATGCCTTCTATTATACAGGCACGGGTCCCAGGGGAAATCTCAAATATGGTGAGTATCCTCCTAATGACTCCAAGGATACATCACGTATTACTTGGGTTAAAGGTCCGGGAGCTGATACTACTGTTAAACCTCATGTTGCCAAGCGCAACCCCAACAACCCTAAGCATCAGCTGCTCCCACTCCGTTTTCCACCCGGAGATGGTCCAGCTGCAGGTTTCAGAGTTGATCCGTTCAACTCCCGTGGACGAGCCATGGAGAGAGGAAATGGACCTCGATCGCAGTCTGTCACTGATAGACCCAATCAGAATCAGCCAAAGCGACGGGACAGATCTGCACCAGCAACTGTTCGCCGCAAGACCCAACATCAGGCTCCTAAAAGGACTCTGCTTAAGGGTAAAACCATTTCTCAGGTCTTTGGCGCTCGTTCTCGCTCGGGCGCTAATGTTGGCTCAGCCGACACTGAGAAGACTGGTATGGCTGACCCCCGCATAATGGCCCTTGCTCGCCATGCGCCCGGGGTTCAGGAACTTTTGTTTGCTGGCCATCTCGACAGCAGCTTTCAGCAGGAGGGGGCGCTCACATTGACTTTTACTTATTCGATCACAGTCAAGCCGGACTCCCCAGATTATGACAGATTAAAGGAGGCTCTTAGCTCTGTTGTTAATCAGACCTATGAGGCACCTACCAAACCTGTTAAGGCCAAGAAGCCTGAATCTGACCAATCCTCCAAGCCCAAGCAGCCGAGGAAGCAGAAGAATAGCAAGCCATCTGACAAGGAGGCCCCTGCTGACTCAGACCAGTTAGAGTGGGACAATGCGTTCGAGTTCAAGAGCTCGGATGCGTAGACACCAATCTAATGATCATAGACCTCACTTCCTATCATTCACATCTCAGTGGGGTTCTTAGGACACTAACCAGCATCTTTTCCATTGCCCTCTTCGACGAATACGAAGGCGCATTTTGGGTGTCTGGCCATTTTATTGAATCACTCTCCTTTGAAGGCCCTGATTATGTTTCAGAGGAAGACTAAATTGATCTACCCCTTGTGTGGGTCCCATGAAACATTTGTGCCTGATTCATGCTCCAGCCGCATTGAGCCGTGCGACATATCCTCCATGTCGCCCTACCAGCCCTATATTGCTGAATCATTCAAGCTCATCCTAGCGGAGATTGCTGAGACTGGCCAATCCAGCTCACCCCATGCCATTCTCCGCTACTCGGAACCTGGCTTGAAGATTTGGAAAGTTCACTGGCAGCGCGGTGGTGATTGTGGCCCAGGCCATTGCATCACTGTCTTCCAGAAACAGGGCATCCGCTCAGGCGACTGGGAATCGTATGATTTCAGCACGCACAGTGTTTACACCATACCTTCACCTCCATAATAGTTTACATGGGTACTAGCCAGTCTACTACCAATGTAAACAATCAGATCACTAATATTCATGCTTCGCATGATTCTTCAGTACAGACTACCAACTCAAACACATCAGATTTACAGGCTCTATTACAGCAGGGATTTCCCTTCCTTGTGATACTGCTTGCTATTTTGTTGTTGTTGGAGTCTGCAGTCATAATCCACCTATTGAGAAGGATACGTCGTCTCAAGGCGCGTCCTCCAAAAACCACTTTATTACCAACACCATGATTAGCATAGGCTTCCGACTGCTTCCACTATGTTTTTCTTAGGTGTTTCACATCCAGTTATTGCTGAGCGTGTAGGTCCGATTACAGACCTATGCATCTTTGGGCTCATAGCATTCATTTATTACTTCTGGACATTCAGACCCAGGAGGATCTAACTATACAAGCCAGAGAGCCAGTCAGAGGGCGCTACCATGCAAACTAGGGCTGGCTACTCTTGCACAGAATCACATCCTGATAATTGTCAGTGCAAGAAGGACAATTATACCGTTTAATGTGCCGAGGCCACGCGGAGTACGATCGAGGGTACAGCACAATCTCAACTTTTGTTGAAACTCAATTACACCTCTGTATGGAGAAAGAACAAAGGACTGTACTACTTAGTAGGAGCAGCAGTCGCCCAGTGGGAGAGCGCCATACAGGTTGTAGCTGAGCGGGGAACAAATTAGGGGAAATTAAATTGGCTTATATGGGGGATGGAGCAAAAAAAAAAAAAAA